CCCGAGGCGCAGGCCGCGTTTCACCGCGACCCAGCCCTTCTTGGTCTTGCTGTCGGGGTTCGGGAATCCGAGGCACCGGCATTCGAGGTCGAGCCCGGCGTTGGCGCTCGCGGCAATCACGAGCACGTGGGGCTGGTCGATGCCCTGGAACTCCTGCAAGAGCGTGCGGCCGAAGCGTTCGTCGGGCGCGATCGCCTCGCGCCAGAGGCGGAAGTCGCCGTAATAGAAGCGGCCCGTCGCGGCGCCCACGTCAGGCCGCCTTCGCGAGCTGGTCGAGCGCGTTCTTGAGCTTCGTCATCTCGCCCTGCAGGTCGTTGACGGCCTTCACCACCTGCGTGATCCCCGTGACCGCCTCGACGACCGTCACCTTCACGGCGTCGAGGCCCTCGGCCGCGGAGGTGAGGCCCGTGGCGAGTTCCTGGACGGGGGCCTGCAGCCCGGTCGCCGCCTCGGCGGTCTTCTGCGCCCCGTCGGCCGCGTCCTTCGCGGGCGCGGCGAGTTGGCCGACGGCCTCGGCGGCAGCCTTGCTCGCAGCCGCCGTGTCACCGAGCGCCTTGGCCGCCTCCTGCGCGGCGGCCCCGTCGTTCTGCGGCGCGCCGTCGCCCCCCGACGTGATCACGGGCGGGTGCGACGGGTAGGTCGGGGGCTGGGGCGGACCATCGCCCTTGCCCGGCCCCGCGGGCGGCGCGTCGGGGGTTCCCGCCGACAGTCCGTCGTCGCCGCTGCCGGAGGCGCGCTTCTTCGCATCCGGGTCGTAGCTGCGCGTCCACGAGAAGTAGTCGCCCCAATCTTCGAGACGGATGCCCATGCCTCGCTTCTCGGCGCGGAGGTTGTTCGCGTGGCGCTTGTTCTTGTCGTATTGCTTCTTGGCCTTCTTCTGCTGGCGTAGCCACGCGTTCGGCCCGGTCCCGCCCGCGGGGTCGTAGTCATCGAGGTTGGTGGACGGCGGACCGCTGTCGGCCTTGGTCGCGCCCTTCCCCGTCGTGCTCTTCGTGTCGGCGGCCTTCTGCTTCGCGTCGTGCGCGTCCTCCTCGGCCCAGAGGCGCTGTTGCTCGACCAGCACCTTGCGAGCCTCGGCGCCGTACTCCTTCATCAGCTCGTTGACCCGCTGGTGGCGCTCCTCGCGCTTTCGCAGTTCCTCCGTCCCGGCCGCGAGCAGCGCGCGCTCGTTGTGGAGCCGCTCGACCTCCCGGTCTGCGGAATCGGCGAGCCGCTTGCGCGACTCCTCCTGTTTCTCCTGCTCGCGCCGCGTCTCCTCGGCCGCCTGCTTCTGCGCCTTCGCGTTCTCCTCCCGTCCCTTCATCTGCTTCTCGTATTCGATGGCTTGGCGGATTGCCTCGGCCTCCTCCTTCTTCCCGGCGGTCAACAGGTCTTGGATCAGCTTCGCGCGCTCCTTCGTTTTCAGCTGCTCGGCGGTCAGCGTCATGACCTCAAACTCGTGCCTCGCCTGCTCCTCCAGCCGCTTCGTGAGTTCCTTCTGCGCGTCGGCCGCCCGGCGCTGCAGTTCCGCGATCGCCTCGGCGTCGCGCTTCGAGCGGGCCGCCGACGCTTCGGCCGCCTGATCGTCCGCCTCACGGGCACGCCGTCGATCCTCGGCATCCTGCTTCTTCGTTTCGAGGCCCGCGAACTCGGGGCCCTTCTCGCCCGCCTTCCTCGACGCGATGCGGTTCTCGACGCCACGCCGTTCCGCCTCGGTGCGCGCGTTGATCAGATCGATCTCGTCGCGGATCTGCTGCAGTTCCTTCGCCTTCTGCTCGGCGGCCTCCGTCGCCCGCTGAGCCGCCTCGCGCGCACTCGCGGCCGCCTTCTCCTGCTCCGCCCGCAACTTCTCCTGTTCCTTCCGCGTGTCCTCGGAGCGGGACCCAAGCAGGGCAATGGCCCCGGTGACCGCGCCGATCCCAAGCCCGATCAGCCCGCCGCCCGCGAAGCCCGAGACCATCCCGGACAGAAGACCGCCGACCTTGCCCGATGTCGCGCCTGCGGCATCGCCCATCTGGAGGAGCCCAACCGACGCCTCGCGCGCGCCCTTTCCGACGACGCCGAGCGACACGCCGCCGCGTCGCCCGAGATCGTCCATCGCGCGCGAACCACGTCGGCTGGTCTCCTCGGCGGCCGTGCCCACCTGTCGGGTCGCGGCCGCCGCACGCCGCATCCCCTGCTCGAGGTTCGAAACCTCGGCGGTCGCGGTCGTGCGGAGGTTGCGCAGCGTTCCGGACACGGATCAGTCCTCGGCGTCCGGGGCCGCCCCCTGCTTCGGGTGCAGAAACAGCGCTTCCATTCGGCGACCGGCCTCGGCTTCGATCGCGGCGACGGCGGCCTCCTTGGCCTCGTCGAAACCCGCCCGCATGTAGGAGCGCGGCGGGACGAACGCCCGCACTTGGCTCCCGGGCGCGGCGCCTTTCTTTGCGGGGGCCAGATGGCCGAGCTCGACGTGAGCGGGATAGAACCACTCCTTCGCCCCGGCCTTCGTGCGCTTGGGCAGCCGATCCTTGTCCACGAACACCGCGATGCCGACTCGGCCGCGACTGCGCTGACCCGCGCGCAGCTTGATCGCGCCCCGCAGCGCGCCCGTGTCAACGGGGACCTTTGCGACGATCGCGCGGTGGACGACTTTCATCCCCTCTCGCAGCGCGGGACGAAATACCTTCTTCTGGGCCCCGAACGCGAGCGCGTTGAACGCCGCCTCGAGTTCCTTGTCGCCGAAGAGCTTCACGTTGAGGGAGCGATACGTGCTCACGTCAGGCTCTCCGGTTCGTGTTCACGCGGTCGGCAAACGAGAGCAGCCGCTGCCAGGTGACCTCGGGGTCGTCGCCGACCGCCGGGGACGTTCGCCTCGGGGGCGGGCGCACGGGCTCGCGGGGCTCGTCGAGGAAGCGCAGGTACGCGGCCCACTCGGAGACCTCCTTCGACGTCAGCTGTTCGAGCAGGAGCCGCGGGGCGGCTACCCCGAGCTCGCGGCAGAGCCGGTGGAGGAAGCGACCCCAAGGGTCGCGACGGATTTTCCCAGGAGGCCCGAGACCTCCTCCTCGGACACGGCGGAGAGACGGTCGACCACGCGGTAGCAGCGATCGAGGGGGCGGGCGTCGTGCTGGGCGAGCGCCTCGACGTCGCCGAGCGTGAAGATCGGCTGTCCCTCGCCGTCGCGGGCGGCGCGCACGACCGCGCGCGCGTGGAGACGGCGCTTGCCCGAGCCCGGTGCGAAGTCGTCCGCCACTGCGAGCTCGGTGCTCTCCTCTTCGAGCGCGTCGCGTTGGTCGCCCGTCAGCGGGTGGATCCACACGACGACGTCCGCCCCCCACTCGGGGCACGGGACCGCGACGGGCGCGAGCCCTTTCGAGGCGAGGATCTTCGAACGCAGATCGTTGGTCATGGTCAGGCCGCCTTCACGACGTTCAAGAGCCCCGTGAACTTGACCGTCAACGTGGCGGTCATCTTGGCTCCGAGGTTCATCTCCGCGCTCCACTCCTGGAGCCATCCGCTGCCCACGAGCCGAGCCGCGGTCGTCGCGCCCTTCGGTCGCCGGTACGTGACCTCGATCGCCTCGGGATCATCGGGGTCGGTACGCTTGGGCGGGTTGGACGGGTCGTAGTGCACCTGGAGCTGGAGCTGCCCCGGGTCTTCGAGGGGGTCGACGATGAACGTCTTCCCGCCGATCTCGCCGTCGCCGGGCTCCGGCGTTCCCATGTGGCTCGTCTCGATGAGCGCCCGGGCGATGCCCGAGTGCGAGACGGAGAGGATGTCGGCCTCGAACCCGCTCTTGCCGAACGCGAGCTTGAGACCGTTGGTGACGCTGACGAACTTGTTGCCCATGGCTACCTCGCGGGTTCTTTCGCGTGCCAGATCTCGAAGTCGAGGCGGCGCACGAACAGCCGTCGCTCGCTGCCGTCGCCGGCCGTCTCGACGTCGTCGGCCTCCTCGGGCGAGGAGACCTCGACGTCGGCGGTGCCCATCGGGCCCGAGTAGCGCGAGAGGCACGCGCGCAGGGCGCCCGCGACGTCGCTGCGTTCCCGGTTGCTCGACGCGACGACGGTGAACTGGTAGGTCGGACTCCCGATCGCGGCCTCGCCCGTGAGATGGTCATCCGGCGGATTGGAGATCCGACTGCGCACGACGTAGGGCACCTTTGCGGACGCGGGCGCGAAGTCCGGGTAGATCCGATCCGCGACGACGCGTCGCAGCGTCAGGTCGGCGAGGCAATGGTCCTGGAGGGCCTCGTCGATCACGCCGCGACCTCCTCGGCGAGCACGACCGTCTCGTCCTGATCCTCGTCGGTCGAGAGCACCGAGTGGACGTGGAGCGCGCGTCCCTCGCCGAGCACGAGCCGGTCCCGGGCCTGAAGCGTCGCGTGGTAGCGCAGCGTGACCCGGTGCGTGACGCGGGGCTCCTGGCGTTGGGCCAGTTCCAACTTGCGCCCCGACAGCGGCTCGACGTGGCCCCAAGCGACGTCGCGGGGCTCCCACTCGGTCACGACGCCGCCGTCGAGCTCGCGGCTTTCGATCGCGACCTCGTGGACGAGGCGGTGGCGCAGCTGGCCGAGCTGGAGCATCAGGGCACCAGCTGCCCGCTCGCGAACGGGCCGCCGGGAACGAGGTCGATGCCGCCGTCGCCGTCCCCGACGCCGAGGATCGTCGCGTGCATGCCGGACGCGAGGTCGGCCGCGGGCGCGATCCCGCCGGCCGTGCCCGAGACGACGTAGATCGTCCCCTTCGCGGGCGCGGCCCCGGCTCCGACGATCGCCTTTCCGCCCTTCTGGTAGCGGATCGGCTGGTTCGAGAGCGCCGCGTGAAGGGTCACGCCCTTCGACTTCGCGGCGGCGAGCGAGAGGTTGCTGTCCGCGAGCTTGATCCGCCCGTCGGTCGCGTCCTCGTAGATCGACTGGCCCGCCGTGACGGTCGCGCCCGCGACGCCGGTCCCCTCGACGGAGCCCGCGCCCGCCTTCACCTGCGACGCCGTGATTGTCAGATCGGCCATGGGTCACTCCAACGAGAAGGAAGAAGGGAGCAGGCGTGCGCGTGCCCGTGTGGCGGACCCCTCGTCGACGTACACCGCCGACGTCTCCAGCGGGGAGGCCCCGCGGGTCGCTTCACGCCTTGCTCTGAATTGGTGCGCCGTCACGCGGCCTCCGGGATGCGCTCGCCCGCCATCAGGACCTCGACGCCCTCAGGCACGAGGACGGGGGCGACGCCCGCAAGGACGGCCTCGCGGTGACGGTCGTAGTGGGCGGCCAAGATCCGCACCGCGTGGAGGAGGTTCGGGGCTTTCGCGAGGAGGTCCGCGGGCTCGTCGCCGAACCCGGCCTTGAACGTGACGGTCACGGCCTCGGGCTGGTTGCGCGTCGCGGGCCACGACTTCCCGTAGGCGAGCCAGATCCGCCCCGGACGGCGGTGCGTGCTCACCTGATAGGTCGCGGGATCGAGCGTCTGCTCCGCGCCGTTCTGGTCGACGTACTTCACCGACTCGACCGACTGGAGCGGGGGCATCGGGAGCTCGAGCGCGCACGAGCCCCAGAACCCGTCAACCTTGACCTCGACGGTCTGCGTGATGAGCGCGAGCTCGGTGCCGCGCTCGACGCGCTTGCGCGCCGCCGCGACCAGCGCCGCGACGACGTCGTCCTCGGCGTCGCTCGTGATACGAAGGAACCGCTTCGCCTCTTCCAGCGAGAGCGGCTCCTTCGCGGGCCCGTCGATGACCTTTCTCGGGAGCATCAGGCGACGATGTCCGCCGTGAGGCCGTCCTTGGCGAAGCGCGGGGCGTGACGGATGTAGGTGACGACGCCCTCGTCGGTGGCGGTCGCGAACTCGACGTTGGCCGAAACCGCCAACGGGACGACGCCCGCGTCGGTGCACGCCTGGCGCACCTCGTCGGCCGTCACTTCGAGCCAGACCTGGTCGCCGACCGCGTCGGGCTGGGACCCGAGCGCGTGCGCCTTGACCGCGACGTCGGTGCCCGAGCCGTCGGCCTTCGTGTTCGCGAGGATCTTGAAACCGTCGACCGCCCCCGTGCCGATCGTGCGGAAGAACCCCACGACCAGCCCGAAGAACGAGAGGAACGGGACCCACGCGACGTCGACGGGGTTCACGCCGTCGGGGTCGAAGTCGTAGAGCTTCACTGCGTTGTTCGCGAGGAAGCGGTTGGTGGCCTGGACGCTGACTCCCATGGCTGTGTCTCCGGTTCCTAGGGTTACGTGGCGATCACGACGAAGGGCGAGAGCGTGTCCGCGCCCTTCTTCGGGGTCAGCGAGGCGCTCCACCACGGGGCGCCCGCGTTGCGGATCCAGAACTTGAAGACCCGCTCGTGCTCGAGGAACCGCACGTGGATCGACTCCGCGCGCTGCTCGGTCTGGTAGACGGCCTCGAGGTACTGCGACCAGTTACCGAGGATCAGGTCGCCCTTCGTGCCCTTGGTCTCGGCGAACTCCGTGAACAGCACGGGCCGGCCGAGCAGCATGTCGGGGACGTCCTCACCCCGGGCGGGCGAGAAGAGGAACACGTCGCCGTTCGTGCCCGAGATGTGGGCCTTGGCGAGGTCTTCGTACGTGTCGTGGTTGGCGAGCCAGATCGCGTCGCCGTAGCGCCAGCAGCGGCGGCGGGACTTCAGGATGTCCGCGCCCGCGAGCGCGCCCGCCCCGGCGCGCGTGATCGAGACGAGACAGGGCGAGTTGAGGACGCCGAGGTACTCCCCGATCCCCGTGCCGTAGAGGCGCTCTTCGAGCAACTTCGCGGCGAACTCCTCGGCGAAGCCCGCCTCGAGCAGCGCCGCGAACGAGATCGGCGAGTCGGCGAGGATCCGCTCGGTGGCGATGGCGACCCCGAAGAGGTCGTCGACCGCCATGCGGATCTTCTCGTACTTCTGGCGACTCGCGGCGGCGGCGACCGTCTCGGCCTTGCGCGTCACCGTGAGCCCGCCCGAGACCGAGGTCCGGTGGTCCTTGTCCACGCGCGCGGGCCACTCGACGACGGGCGAGGTCATCGGGAGCGCGGTCGTGCGCCCCGCGATCGGGTCCGCCTCGGTGGGCGTCGTCATCAGCGTGGGCGAGAAGCCCACCGGCACGAGGAAGTTGCCGTGGGGGTCGCTGTACTCCCCCTGCTCGTCGGATCCAGCGGCCGAGAGGAACTGGAGCCGGTCGTCCAGCCGCCGGACCTTCGGGGCCTCGACCACCTTCAGGAGGAAGTCCCGGGGCGCCTTGAAGCCGCACTTCGGGTCGTCGCGCCAACCCTCGCGGGCGACGATGGGTTCCCCCTGCGGGTCGGCGGCCTGGCGCGGCCGCGGGCGGCTGTAGCCAGCGAGCGCGTCGCCGTTCTGCTTGAGGCGGTCGGCGCGGGTGCGGTTCTCGCCGGCCTCGGCGTCGAAGGCCTCGGCGTCGGCGACGAGTGCATCGAAGCGGGTGGCCTCGTCCTTCGAGAGCCCCCCCTCCTTGTCGGCGAGGGCGTTGGCTTCGGCGCGCTTGGCGGCGGCCTTCTTGGTGGCTTCCTCGGCGACAAGCGCGAACTTGGACACGGGCGTGCCTCCTCGGCGGGGAGGGGCACGGCAGGCGTGGCGCCCCCCGCGGCGGACGGGGTGAAGGCGCAGCCACGCGTCACGTCACCGGGCACGGCCTCGGTACGGCGCTCAGCTACTCCGCGATCCTGGCCGGGGGCACAGCCACCAGCGTTCGCGGGCGATCACGTCCCTGGGCACAGCCCGCGGGAGGTCGCATCGGACTACGGGACATATTGAACCACGCCCCGAGGACAAGACAAGCGACCAGCCGCCGACGGCCCTACGGCACCGGGCGCGGGGCGCGTCGAAGCCGCTCCTGGATTTCCTCGGGTGTGTACGGCACGTCCCGTCGTCGATGGATTGCCGCGTGGCAGTTCGGGCACACGGGACGCAGATCCCTGATGGGGTGCACCTCGCGCGATCCGCCGAACGCCGAGATCATTGTCAGGTGGTGGACGTGGCACGACATGCCCGCGAACTCTGCACCGTAGAGCGCCTCGAACGTCATGCCGCAGACGACGCAGGCCGGGCCGTAGTGCTTCAGGCAGGCATCGCGCAACGTCGAGTCTCGCTCGTACACGTTGACGACCTCGGTCCTTCGTTCGCCCTCCTGACCGGTCACCGGCAGGTGCATTCCGTCCGGATAGGTGGGAGACACCGGAAGCGCCGGTCGCCGACCAGCCGCGGGCCACTCCAACAGAGCTCGCCGCCACCGGTCTCCATCGCCAACGAGCATGTACCGCTTCAGCTCTCGGATCGCGTGACCGTCAGCTGCCGGGATGAGCGGGTCGTGGATCGCCGCGGAATCGAGGCGAAACCGCAGGTTAACCACGTTGAGCGGTCCGGCCCGAAGGTCGTCGGGCTTCCCGTTCACCGCCCGAACCTGGGATTCCATCTGCGCGAGGCGCCCTGATGCCACGAACTGCTTCACGGCGGTCTCGGCCCCGTCGGGGGTCACGACCTCGCAGGCAGGCAGCCGCCCGACGTAGTACCGGGTGGAGCCCGGCCCCATCGTCCACAACCGGAGGTCAATGGTCCTGCCGACGACCTTTCGGTAGGACTTGTTCACGGCCTGCAGGTAGACGTACTGCCAGCCGTCGAGCGCGGCCCCGCCGTCGAATAGCCATTCCTCGTGCCCGAACCCCCGGTCTGCGACGTACGAACCCTTCGCCTCAAGTCGCGCGGCCTCGCCCGTGGGGTGGGTCCATCCCTGCGAGTTCCAGCAGATTCGCGCGACGAATGACGCCGGGCTCGCGGGTCCGGCACCGGGCACGCTACGCGCGGGCAACCCGCCCCCGGTCCCACTCCGGGTCACGTCCCCGGCCGCACCGACGACTTCGCCGGGCAGCGCCGCGCCTCGGTACCCGCTGACATCGACGACGCGCTCGCCGTGCGTCACGCGCAACTGGTCAGCCTTCAGCGTCATCTCCCAGCGGCGGGATCCATCGGCTCGGATCGGTGCCGTCGCATCCGTGAGCAGTTCACGCGTGACCATGAACGGGATCACGTGGTGGTCGCGAGGATCGTTGGTCGTCGTCCGGTAGACGATGAGATTCGGTCCGTCGCGCCCCTCGCGCGCGGCCCGATCCATCAGATCCTGCCACTTTCGAGGCACGACGGCGAACCACCCGGACTCTGCGTTCGCCTTCTTGGGCAAGTCTCCGTTCGTTTCGATCTCATGCAGGAGGCCTTCGACGATCGAGTCGGACCGAATGCCTCCCCGAGAGCCCTCGTAGACCGCCTTGTCCTGCAAATCTGCGCGCTGGATCCACGACTTCTTGCCCCCTCCCCAGTCAACGTAGAGCTGACCGATTCGGTCGCGGAGACGTTCGTCGAGGACGAGTTCGTACTCGTCCAGCGTGCCAGCCTTGTCGATGCCGTCGTGGTGCGGTGCTGGCTCATCTTTCGGCAGCAGGCCGAGATAGCGGACCCCGTAGACACCGACGAATAGCGTCTCTCCCTTCGGGGTCCCAACGAACGACGCCCAGTACTTAGACTTGAGTTTGGACCGGGTTCGCTCGTCCATGTGCTGCGAACTCTGGTACCGGTCGAACTTCGCCCGGTTCCCGTGCCACAGATGAAACGGCGTCCGGCCCGGCGCAGACGTCGGGTCCGCATGGCGAAGCAGGCGGACGTCTCCCGGGTCGAGCCCGGCTTCGTCGAGGAGGGTGTTGAACGTGGTCGGCATGGCCGCGAGATACTACGCGGCCGCGGGCACTCTTGGTGCAGCCCATCATCAACGACCGCCGAGTCGGACTTTTGCCGCCTTCGCCCGCAGCGGCGCCGCGATCCGCTCCACCGTCGCGTCGAGCGTTTCGACTCGGTCCACGAGCCCGAGACCCTTCGCCTCCCCCCCGAGCCAGACCGACCCGGTCCAGATCGCGCCGGCTTCCTTCACCCCGAGCTCACGCCCATCCCGGACGGCCGCCCGGAAGAACGCGTCGAACCCGTCGACGAGCCGCTGGGCCTCGACGAGGTCCCCGTCGGTGACCGGGGTGCCGGGGGCCGAGGCACCCTTCCGCTCCCCCGTCGAAACGACGTGGACCTGAACGCCGTCCATCTCGGCCGACTTCGAGAGGTCGTAGAGCACCGTGAAGGTCCCCAGGCTCCCAACCATCGCCATCGCGTTCGCCGCGATCGTCCGCGCCTGGCTCGCCACCCAGTAGGCGGCCGACGCCCCGGCATCCTCGAGGTAGGCGTGGACGGGTTTCACGGCATCGACCGCGGCGACCTCGTCGGCGAGTTCTTTCGTGCCAGCGACGTGGCCCCCGGGGGAATCAACGTGGAGCAGGATCGCCCCCACCCGGTCGTCGGCTGCCATCGCGCGTAGCTGGCGCCGGGCGTCGACGGTGCTGTAGCCGCCGTACTTCGAGCGCGCCTTCATCGACGGCCCGTGGAGCGGCAGGACGCCGACGCCTTCGGGCGTCACCGCGTAGGAGAGCGGGGGCGGCGCCGCGCCGTCGAGGTCGGTGGTCACGGGGAGGGCCGGGCCCGCCGCCACCCGCGGGCGCCAGAGGCCCGAGCGGATCGCCGCCATGGACTCGTGGAGGTACGCGGGCAGGATCGCCCACACGCCAAGGTGCGCCTGGAAGCAGGCCGGGGTCGGGTTAGGCAGCATGAGAGGCCTCCGCAGGGACGGGCTGAAGGTGGGCGGCCATCACCGCGTCGGCCAGCGACCGCGCGCGCTCGGCCTCGGTCGGGCGCACGGCGCGCACATCGACCGCCGTCCACGCCGCCGCCACGGCTTCGAGCTCGGCCGGTCGGACGCGCGCCGCGGGGTGCCGGGCGGCGATCGCGTCGACGGCGAGGCCTGCGGGCTCGAACGCTTCGACGACCCGCTCGCGCATCCGGGCGTAGAACTCCCGGGCCCACGCGTCGAGCGCGGCGGGGTTCTGGCCGTTGCGCTTCGTCGCGGCCTCGACCTCGTGCGCCTCTTTGCGGGCGAGCATCGTCGCCGTGTGGACCAACAGCGGCCGGAGCGCCTCCGCCTCGGTGCGAACGCTTCGCCACGCGGCCGCGGGGTCCTCGCCCTGTCCGTCGTCCGCGGAAGGCGTGGGCTTCGGCGGGGCCGAAGGGAGAGCGTTCGGCTTCGCGCCCGCGTCCTCAAGCTTCGTCATCTGCGCCTGCACGCGGTACTCGTCGGCCGCCGGGTCCTCGATCGGGTTCATGTCCTCAAGGTCCCGGATGTCGTTCTGCGACAGCCAGCCGTCCCGGTAGCCCGCCGAGTAGTAGGCAATCCGCGTCGAGACGTCGCCGCGAAGGAGCCCTTGGAGCACGAACCGCACGAAGAGGCCCGCGTCGCGGTCCTCGTCCGAGAGGAGCTTCAGCGTGATCTCCTCCTCCCACGTCTGGACCTGGGGCGTCAGGAAGTCGACGACGTAGTCGGTGTTGAGCGCGTCGAGCGACGACCAGCCCTGCGCCCGCTTGAAGTACTGAACCTTCGCGAGCTGCATGCGGAACCAGCGCGCCACTTCCTCGACCCCGAACTCGCGCTGTTCCAGGAACTGCGCCTCGTCGGGCGGGATGCCGAGGTCCTTCACGTCCACCTCGACGTCCACGATCGGCATGCGCCGGGCACCGACGACGTTCTTGTCTCGGTCCCCTTCGATGCGCTTCCGCAGCGCCTCGCGCGCGTCGGCGTTGAGCGTCTGCTTCGTGAACGCGACGAGGCGCTTCGCGAGTCCTTCGCCGAAGAACGCGGCGGCGTGGCGCTGCGCCGCGAGCCCGAGACCCAACGTCTCGGAGGCAAAGCGCACGACGGAGTACCCCTCGACGCCCGAGCCGATTCCGCGGAGGTGGAACACATCCCGCGGTTCGAAGGGCTGCTCGCGCATCCCCTCGCCGCGGACGTGGTAGACGAGCGTGCGG